TTTGCGCCGGCGTGAGCTTTTGTGCGGCAATATCCCATCCCTGCAGTGACAGGCTGTCCGGCGTAAAGCGGTTATCAAAACTCAAATTGATGTCATACAGCGTGTAGTCGCGACTGTCGCGCGTCAGTCGCCGTGAGGCCGTTGCCGCGTCGGACAATGGGCGGATCACCACCTTATCGCTGGCGGCATCGGGCAGCAGCCAGCAGTTGGTGGACAGCAGCCGGCTGCGAATAAACTGCCAGTCACTGAGGCGAAACTGGATCAGCTGATCGTGTTTGCTGCTCAGCTGCGCCGCCGCTTTTTGCGTCACTTTCACCCCCGCAGACTGCAGCAGCCCCTTCAGGACAGTGCTGTCATCCTGCTGACGGAATACCCGGCTATGGGGCGAAAACGTCAGTTTCTGCAACGCGTGGCGCGCCTCCAGCCGAACGGTCCAGTCTTTGCCCTTCAGCTGCATCTTCTTTTGCACCAGATAACCGTCGAAGAGCGGCTTGTTATCCTGGGCAATCGCCACCCGGGCGCCCAGGCTAAAACGGCTGACTTCGCGTTGTACCGCGCTATCCGCTGCGCCATGGTTATCCGTGGGAATACGCAGCTCCAGCTGTGCCAGCGGGATCTCATTGATCAGCTGCTGTACCCGCAAACGACGGATCCCCAATGTGCTCGGCTTGCCCGCAATATCCAGGGTGATGTGGCTCATGCCGCCCCCCCTTTCGTCGCCCGCAGCAGGTCTCCGGACCGAAAATCATCGAGATTATCCAAATCGTTATCCCAGGCCAGCGACAGAGGATCGACGCTGTCGGCCAGCGCCCCGCCGGCGCTGAGCGCCAGCAGCGGCAACGAAGCCAGATCCGGTACGCTGACCAGTGCACGGTCGGGGGCGCTTTGTGCCTTAAGGGATTGCTGAATAACAAAGCTCTCATCTGCCGCCAGACTTAGCTGCACGGTGGCCCGTAGAGGCGTGGCGTCACGGTCAAACAGTGTGTAGGTGACCGATAAATCGCGGGCGCGGCCGGCAAACCACCCTTTATTCTCCCAGCGCATTTTTCCCCAGGTGATGCGCAAAAAATAAGGCGATCCGGTGGCCGAATCCACGGTGCAGAGGGATTTCAGCATCGCCAGCTGCGTCTCTATTGGGGTGGTATTCCCGGGCATCTGGCTGTCGAACAACAAAGTGAGATTGAGTCCGACCGGCTCGGAAATCACATAACGGTTGCTTTGCGACGCTTTGTTAATGGTGTTTTCAGTGTTAAACCGCGTCTGATAATCCAGTTGAATCGTCTCTGGGTTATACATCGCGCTCATGCTGCCCGCAGGGATTTTCCCTTCGCGATCTTTCCAGGCGTTGAGGGTCAGCTTTGACAGCCCCCGTTCAAGTAAGCTCACTGACGCCCCCTTTCAAGCAGCTGTTCCAGCACCTCTTGCTTAATCCTCTCCACCCACCGCTCGTCGTCCCACTCACGGTGCTGCGCCAACGGCAGGGACGGAGCAGAAGATGCCGGCTCGGTGACCTCAACCTGGACGATCAACTCACGAATTTCGACGGTCATAGTTTTACCCCCAGCATGCGCATATCCTGGTAGCGCAGCTCAAGTGTGTTGATGAGCACCTGGTTACTGCCGGCATCCAAATCCCCCATCTGCCAGCGTACCGGCAGGGCATGGCTCAGCGTCCAGGTGGTCACCGGTAATGAAAGCTCGTTCAGCAACATGATCACCACGTTGGCCCACTGCGTGCTTTCCCGGCGCAACACGCGGTCAAACTGCAGCGTCAGGGGGGAGGCATTCACCACGCCGCGCTCCAGCACCAGGCTGCCGTGATCCACCTGTTCGGCCAGCCAGAGGTTGCGGGCATTTTCGCCCCCTTCCCGGTGCTGACTCACTGCCAGCGAGCGCGACAACCCGGAGACGCGCTGGAATGCGATGTCAAACGGACTGGGAATATTGTTAAATAAAAAATTGACGAGAAAACGATGGGATACCGCAGGTGTACTCATCATGATTGGCCTCCGATTTGCGCGCTGGTCGTGCCGTCACGCAGATCCAGCGTCAGGCTGACAGCAATAAATTCCGCAGGAGCCAGCAACGCCAGACGAACCTGCAGGATCATCTTTCCCTGGTGAATATCGTCTTCCGTCATGGTTTCATCCAGCCCGATACTGAGCGAAAAAGCCTCATCCTCCACCGTGCCGAAAAAAGCCCCTGCCAGCCATTGCTGACGCAACCACGTCCAGACCTGGCCCTTTAACTTCATCCAGGTCGGGGCCGTATTCGGCTCAAACAGATAAGCGCGGGCCAGTTTGCTCAGGTAGTGCTCTACGCTGCTGACCAGCAAACGGCTCTGGATATAACGCCAGGCCGTGTTCTCCTCATTGAGCAAGGTCCGGCATCCCCACAGGCGCACGCCTTTCCCGACAAAACTGCGGATCAGGTTGCAGGACACGCCCTGGTTATCCAGTAATGCCGGAGACGTCAGGATACTTTGGGTGGGGCGACGGGTTTTAGCCAACGGGAGGTTGGCCGGCGCCTTCCAGACCCCGTTATCCTGGGCACTGCGCTGAATGGCCGCCGCGACGGCCGGCAGAGGTGACAACACCACGGGTGCCGACGCCTCATCTTCGTAACTGGTTTCCAGCCGTGGCCACCAGGCCGCCCCGCGCTGGCACAAGTCTGCGGAAAAAGACTGCCCGGTCAGCGTCACCGCCTGCGCCGGGGAGTCCGGTAACTCCAGCAGCGCAAAGCGCTGCTGGGCCTGACGACACAGCGTCAGTAACGCTTGCCAGCCCTGATACCACAGGGCATCGACGTCAACCTCAGCCGTATCCGCGCCCTCGAACGTATTAACCTCATTGAGCTCACTCAGCTCCGGTACCAGGACCAGGCCGGTCTTGTCATCCGCCAACAGCGTCTCCAGCATCGACGGCGCCTGTAATGCGCCAATCAGCGCGTGCAGACGCGCGGCAGGCTCTCCCTGCCCTGGCCCGAGAGACAGCACGTAGCACTGCCGCCCGCCGTTCTCAAAGAAGTGGCGCAGGGAGTACGCCAGCGTCCCAGACTGTCCAAAGAGACTGTTCGCCTGCGTCAGTGATCCCACGCTGACGGGCTGCATCACCGTGACCGGTATCGCCACACCAGGGAAGGTATAACCAATAAACAGGGGCATCGTCACCGGATCGTCGTTTGACGCCTGCGTTAACAGCGTTTCATCGTACGAAACCCCAGGAAGAACCATTGCCATCACAGTATCCTTATAAAAAGTCGGAAAAGGGGGTTCCCCCTTTACTGAGACATGTCCTGAGTAAACTTAAGGATGATGAACTCGGCCGGGCGCACGGCGGCCATTCCCACCTGAATGATCATTTGCCCCTGGTTAATCTCGTCTTGTGTCATGGTGACACCCTTACCGACGCGCACAAAATACGCCTCTTCTGCCTTATTGCCGGCCAGGGCGCCCTGTTGCCACAGGCGGTAAAGGTAGTTATCAATTGCCGCCTGCACCCGTTTCCAGGTCGGCTGGTTGTTGGGTTCAAACACCATCGGTTGCAGGGCCTTTTTGATGTCGCGCTCTGCCGCATCAAACAGGCGGCGCACCGGGATATACCGCCAGTCGTCGTCATCTTTCTGTGTACGGCTGCCCCACACGACCAGCCCGCGATCGCTAAAATGACGAATGACATTGATGCCTTTCGGGTTCAGCGCCGCCTGTTGCTCATTGGTGACCCGGACGCTGACGTCGCTGACGCCATTGAGTACCACGTTCGCCGGCGCTTTCCACACCCCGCGTTCACCGTCAGTCTTGCCGTACACCCCTGCCATCAATGCGGAAGGCGGCAGCGAGAGTGGCGCACTCAGGTAACCGGTCAGGGCTTTATCAATCACACCGGCAAAGTCGGCGTTAGCGGTACGCAGGTCGGCCAGCGTGGCGATGGTCGTGCCCTTTCCGGCGGTGTAGCCGGTGATGGCGACCTGCTTATCACCCAGCGTCCGGGTGTGCGGCATCTCTAGGTTCGGGTAATACACCGCCACCTGGGCGGACCCACTGACCGCGCTGGGTGCGTCGCCATTGGCGCTGTCGGCCAGCAGAAAGTACCCTTTGTGCAGACCCAGTGAGGCGGCCAGTGCGCCATACACCGCCGTGCGGTAAGCCTCGTCGGGATCCGGACAGGCCAGCAGCGTGATCTCTCCCACCTCATCGATAAGACCCGGCAACGCGGCCAATTTGCCATTATCGTCTGATGTTTCCAGCGGATAGAGGTAGCAAGGGCCACCGCCGTTCTGGAAATAGAGCCGCAGGGCAACGGAAGCGGTAGGATCCAGAACCGCAATATCATTAATCTGATAGGTGTACTCTGTTGTCGCCTCACCGTCGCGCGCTGCCGCTTCAGGAGGCGGCTTAACCTCCGTTGACGTCACGGTGACAGTGGCGGAAGAAGGCACGTTGCTGTCAAACAGGGTGGTATAGTCCAGCCAGCTGCCGATGCGCGTAATCGCGCCCGCCAGTTCTGGCTTGAGCGGGGTAAAACGTGCGACAAATAACGGCACGGCGGTCGCTCCCGCACTCACCGACATCGCCGGCGAGGCATCTTCTTCAATATAAACACCCGGTACAGTTGTATCTGTAGGCATGTTCTTTTCCTTCAGTGAATTATTGCGCGATATCCTGGCTGAACTGCAGGATGATGAATTCTGCCGGGCGAACCGCGGCCAGGCCGATTTTGATGATCATCTTCCCCTGATTGATCTCTTCCTGGGTCATGGTGAGATCTTTGCCGACCTGAACAAACCAGGCGTCGGCGGGGGTACTGCCGGCCAGCGCGCCCTGCTGCCAAAGACCGTGCAGATAACTGTCTACGGCGGCCTTGACGCGCTGCCAGGTCGGCTGGCTGTTGGGTTCAAACACCAGCTTATTCAGGGCCTTTTGAATATCCCGCTCAACGGCGTTGAACAGGCGACGTACCGGGATATAGCGCCAGTTATCGCTGTCCTCCAGCGTGCGGGCACCCCACACCACGGTGCCCTGGCCCGAGAACGTACGGATCATGTTCAGCGCCTTGCCCTGGTTATACGTGCCCTGAAAATCATCGCTGACGGCGAACATCGGGGTAACGCCATTCACGGCCTGGTTGGCCGGCGCTTTCCACACGCCACGCGCACGGTCGGTTTGGGCAATAGCGGCCGCGGCGATGGCGCTCGGCGGCACCGCCTCACCCGATGCCAGGGTGCACCACGGGTAAAACACCGCGCCAAACGCGGAGGTCGGATACGCGTCCATGACCTCATCGGGCTTATCTGTACCAGCAATTTTGTCTTGCGGGCCGTCAAACAGGCCAAAAATACGGTAGCCTTGACCCACCACCAGGTTGAACGCATCATAAATAGGGGTAGCCATCGTGGTACCCGTCCCTGCCGCGACAATCAGCGTAATATCATCATATTGCGCCACCGCGTTGGCGATACTGGTCTCGTTCACCAGATAACATTTACCGCCGCCGTGCATAAACCACAGGCTCAGGCTGGTATAAAAAGCGTCTTTCAGCGGCGCAGGGTAAACGGCGGTAAATTCCGTCCAGTTTCGGAAAACCTGAATCGGCTCATTCATGGTGGCGGCACTTTTACCGTCGTACGCAAACAGGGGTACAGCGGTGGCGGCACCGTTGACCGAAAAGCTCGATACGGCATCTTCACTGAGATAAACGCCGGGATAAGTGGTTGTCACTGTCATGGCAACATGTCCTCTTGATTAGGCAGTCTGAATGGTCACGCGATCGGCCATGAGCGTGATTTGCTGTACCGCGATTTCGTTACTGGTCGCATCAAATGACGGGGAGGTCAGTGAAGTGGGGAAGGCATTGCTCACATTCCAGCTGACCAGCACTTCCGTGCCAGCTTCATTGGTCAGGCTGATCATGATGTCTTTCTTTTCAACCTGATTGAGCTGAATGGAATTAATCCACTCATACATCGCATTTTTGCCCGGGAATACCCCTTTACTCAGCGTAATATTAGGTACCTGTCGCTGGCCGGGCATTTTGAACCAATTGCCGGTGCCGTCGCGGTATTCAATGGTGTCGAAATTGATGTCCAGACCGGAGGCGCTGGTAAACGGCACCTGTTCATCGCCCAGGGTCACAATAAAGCGATAGGTCGGAATGGGGTATTGCACTGCAATGTCGTCTGCGGTAATAGCCATGAATTCAATCCTTCTTTTTACAATGAATAATGAGTGAAAATAATCTCGATGAAATTATTTACATGGAGTACAGATTAATTAACTCGATATTCCCCTGAAAAAAAGCATGCTACCGCCCCTGATTTACACCAGTTGTTTTTTCACGCTTATAAATAAAGAAAACCGTCTAACTGTGTTACTTATTTCAGAAAGAGTGCGCGTTCGACCTCTCGTCTGCGTACCAGGCCGGGCAGCGCTTTACCGCCGGCATGGATCCAACGGCCAAATTCCTGGGCCGCGCCGTCATTATCACCGGCATTGAGTTTTTTCAGGAGCGTTGAGGTCCGAAAATTCCCGACGCCCAGGTTGAAAACAAAGGAAACCAGGGCATCAAACTGATTTTGCGTAAGCGGAACATGCACATAGTGATTGACCGCTCGTTCACTCTCCGCCACATCCTGACACAATAAGGAAATAGCCTGCGCTTCGGTGATAACATCATTCGCGCTGACACCGGCGGTATGGCCATAACCAATGGTCCATCTATCCGCCGGGCATTTATAGGCCTGAAGTCTTAGCCCCTCAAACTCTTTGATGATATTAAGACCATTAATGCCGGTTTTCATGGCAACCTCCGGGTTTTCAGGATTATCTGGCCGCTGATAACAGAGATAAAATGGCATTGCTGACATAGCGCCAGAGAGCCCTCTATATTTAACAATGCGTGTAATACAAACAGTAAGATGATGCAAATCACGGTAGCCTCGACCACTTACGTATTTCCCTAATGTGTAATATAAAAGTCATTAAAATACCCCAAAGACAGCCAAGGCCACTCTCCAGCCCATTTTTTGACAAAAGCAACTTAATGAGAGTTATTTCAATTTTTTATTTACATATGACATATGCGCAGATCGGGCTTGCTCTATAAAGGAAGACTTCATCCTCTTTAGGTTATATCGTACCTAAACCACTGGCTTGCATTAATGCAGTAAAAATAAACGCGCCTCTTTGCAAGGCATTCAAGGCCCAACCATCAATGGCTCATGATTTATATTTTACTTATCCGCACTTCTTGAAATAAATATCACCTTTGAAAATAAACACTACGAGGCGGACTGCCACTTTAGCTAGTGTTTAGAGCTGTTTTCTTTTTCTAATAAATAGGTGAATCGCTTCCATAAAAAGTCCAATAAATGACTACCTAATGCTCCCCCTAACCCAGAGAAGACCACGGTCATAAACTCACTGTACCCTTGTTCATAGCCATACACCCCTGCTAAAAAACCCGTGAATCCGGAAATGACGACTTGTTTGAAAACCTCATGCCATGAAAATTTTTTTCCAGAGGCCTTGTTTTCCATTAGGTATCGGACAATACCACCCCAGGCGGAGAATCCTCCCACAATCAACCACGAGAAAATGCGGTCATTATCAGGAAGCGATTTGGGTAACGTGAAAATCATCATTAGCACTCCAATTTTTGTTAATGTTATAAATTCGCGTAAATCGGATCGTAATAATGGGCACGTACCACATAATGAAACAGCCATAACTTCTTACTCTCGCAGACAGAACTGCCGAATATAACGCTGAAGATACATCAGTTTTTGCTGGTCTCGGATGATGCCTTCCCGGACAGAAAGAATACGCTGTCCAGTATCAGCAGCGAGTTCGA